ATATAAAAGTCTTGGGCATTACCATCAAAGATCAACGCTGCGTCTTCCGCGCCGGCATCACCAATAGTAAAGGTTGGCGTAGTACCAGCTAGAGCAACATCACCAATGATGTTACCGTCTTTAATCGTTAGACCGTCAATCGTTACCCCATTAGCTGAGGTTTGTTCTGATATAGTATCTACCTTTATTTCACTGGTCATATTAGTTTAAGAGTTTTATCTCTTCCTCGGTTAATAATTTATCAGCTTCTTCTTTGCCAATAGTTTTTTGTGCTAGTTTGTAAAAAGCATTAGTTAACTTTTGAGTTTTCTCATATTGTTGCCAAATAGCACCATTGTGTAGTCGTTGAAAACCAGTAACACTTACAAAATGATTTGGTGTACCATCACTTTCTCTACCAACTAAATCTAATTCAGCAAGTTTTTCGTGATTGTAAGATACAAACTTATCAAACTTAGAATTAATAACTCCACGCCCGTGTGATAAATCATAAGCTCTTACTAGATGTGCATCTTCAAATTCATCAAAAGTATTTGATCCTGCATCAGCATAAAACTCACCATCACCTCTAAAATGAAATCGTGTATTAGTATGATTGGCAATAGATAAAAGATTAGAAGTAGCATCAGTAGAACCAGAGCCAGTGCCATTCTTTTTACTAACACCTATAGTGTGTGTGCCTACAGTACTTGCATTTTGATCTGTTAAAACAGTAGTAGGATTAGCGTTAAGTTTTATTGTTTCAGCGGCTTCACTTAAAGCAGTTAAAGAAATTCCACCTTCGGTAGCACTATGTTTTCTAAAAAATGCAAAAGTATCTGTTTCAGCAGTGCCTGTAGTTCCGTGTGCAATATCAGAAGATTTAAAACTTATGATGTTAATATCATTGGCATTTTGATCTAAACACAATCCACCATCTCCTGTGTCAGGAGCAGTCTCACCACCAGTAGATACTTGTCCACCATCGTGTAAAACCAAAGAATAAGCAGAACCATTACCATTAACACTAAAGAACATATCATTAGTTGAATGGTCATACTTAATAAAACCTCTATCGGAGTTACCTGCAGTTAAAGTACCGTCTGCAAAATTAAGATTTCCTGTACTATCATTTCCAGTAAAAATTGTTAAGCCTTTATGCCCTGATCCAGTTCCTATAATTAAATCATCTGCATTTGCATGAAAATCAGTTTCACTTGTACCAATCATAGTTGTATTAGTGCCAGCATCTACAAAAAATGCGTGAGTTCTACCGTCAGATTCTACTCGGAAGTCTATATCCGCACTACCTTCATTGAATATAACTGAAGCAGGATCTGCTGGATTAAAAGTCAACCAATCAATTTCAGTTCCAGCAAGAATTGAACCTAAATCCATCTTACCATCTTCAGTACCATCAGAAGCATCTTTTATTTGTGTTCTAATTCTACCATAAACTACATCTTGAGAGTTATCGTTTCTACCCTCAAATTCTATATAGGCTAAATCATCACCATCAGCAGGAGAACCAGAGTTTCTGTAAAATCTTAAATTAGGACCACTATTTGCATCAGCATCAGTTGAGGTTAATGTAAGTGTGTCTGTGTTGTCAGCAGTTGTAATTGTAGAACCATCAGTTGCAGTAAATGCACCAGTGCTAAGTGTTGTTGTAGATAAGTTAGCTAAAGCATTATGAATTTCATCAGAGCCATCATTGTATATTATCATATCTTTACCAGCTGCTAATGAAACGGTTGCCGCTCCAGTACCAGTAGTTAAAGTAAGGATTGAATTTGAATCATTTAAAACATGATATGTTTTTTCAATGTTTGGAAACGTAATAGCTTGTGTGCTCCCTGCAGTACCAGTGAATTGTAAAACTTTATTACGACCATTCTCATCAGCATAAGAAGTTGGCTCTGTTGTAAAAGTTAAAGTAGTTGCACCAGATACGGCAACGGTTGCAAAACCATCAGCTGCATCTTCTATTCGATTCCAGTTGTGGTTAGTTTGATCACCCCAGGCATTTGCATTTTCGCCTGTTGTCATTAGCCTTAAGCCGAGTTCTGACCATGTTGATGCCATATTATGTTTCCTCTAAAATATTTATTATGTTATTCTTAAAATTGCGTTTGACTCATCTGCTGTTGGGAACTGTATTGTAAAAGTTCCGCCAGCTACAGAATAATCTGCGCCAAAATCTATTACCATTATTGCAGGATCTCCAGTTGCTGAATCATTGTAAATGACACAACCTCTAGTTGTAAATGTTGCAGAAGTCCAAGACGTGTCTGCGAAATCTGTTAATGCAGTAGTTGCGGTAGTTGATCCGTTTGTAGGCGTTACATTTGTTAATGCATTACCTTTAGTAGTATACCCATTACCATTTGCTAACTCATCTGAGTTGCCAGTAATTATGGTGTATGAAGTTGTTGTTGCGTTATACGTTCCTGTTTGACTACCTTGCGCTTTAATTAATGCTACTCTCATTGTGTTGCCACTAGTAGTAGTAAAGTTGTGCGTAGCAGTCATAAGTTCTTTTTTAAACGTATTGCATATTGCTGATGTAATTGCCATTATCTATTTTCCCTTGTTCTTGATACTTCGTTAAGTTCACCTTGTACCAGTGTAGAATTCCTCATTCTTAATTGTTCTTCAGTAGCTAGCACTTGTGCCGCTCTCTGATATAATTGTTGATACTTGGCTAATTCTTGATCTGCCTTCATAAATGTAGCAGCCTCGATTAAACAAGCATATAGTAAAGCATCTCCACAATAATCACTCAAATATGAATGTGCGTGAGAGGAAGATAACCCTGTTGGTCTTATATTATAACTGATCTCTAAGGTTTTGTCAACCGATGAAGTGGGGGCAAATAGTATATTTGTTTGTCTATCTGCTGATGTGTACGCTGACCCATCATTTGTGAATGCCCAGTAATATGGTTGATCTGTTTGTGTTGCATTAGTGCCAGCTCGCCAGTATTCACGAATAAATGACTCATCTTTTTGGTAGATCCAATCACCATTAGCTACTCTAACCCATCTCATTGTTATTAAATCTTGTGGTACAGCTACAATATTGGTATTAGCTGATAAAGTTGCGCTGGTTGTTTTTTGACCAGATGTAAAATCAATATCTTTGTACATACGTTGTTCTGCCAACTGTATGCATAAATCTAATGGAGCTACACCTGAGCCTGTTGCTGCAGTAAATTCTGCTGCATCATTCTCCATCCAATCTTCGATAGCTTGTTTTAATGTAGTATATGTAAACATTATAATATCCTCATGTTAATTTTAATCTCCACCCCAAGTGCTTTGACCATAAGCATTGTTGCCCCATCCATCTATATCAACAACAACTGAGCCTAAAGCTGTGCCTGCTGCAATACCTGGTGGAACTTCAGTACTCATAAAACTCAAACCAGTACTACCTAAAGCTGTACCAGCTGCTATACCAGCAACATTTTCTGCAGCACTAAAACCTACTGCCCCTTGAGTAGATCCAGCTGCAATACCTGTAAGATTTTCTTGTGAGCTAAATGTAAATGATCCAATGGCAGTGCCTGCTGCTTGTCCTGGTGGTATTTCAGTAACGTTAACTACAAATCCTTTTAAGGTTTCTAAGCCTTGGTACATTTGCATAACACCTTGGAAGTTTTGATTCAAAGGACCTAATCTTACTACAGTGCTATCATTATCATTATCAGGACGAGGATTTTCTAAAACATTACTTCCTGTATTTTTAAAATACTTAGAAGGATCAAGCTGTGCTTGTTTAGATTCCCAATCACCTTTATAGACCATCATGCCAGTCCATTCTTTTCTAAGGTCTTTGTGTTTTACCTTAAAACCAGAACGGTCATCAATTGCTACTGCATGTTTGCCTTTGGTGTATCGAGCCATCTCTAATAGTATACCGCCGGTTGAACATAGAAACTTACTCGTTCTCTATCTTCTTCTTTGGCTTTTTCCCATTCATCTCTATAAACTGCAGTAAGTTCTTGTCTTCTATTTATATCTACAGTACCAGGATGTTTATGTGCTAACTTAACAGTTAGTCCACTAATCATAGCAGGTAACATACGTTTAGGTATTTGTACATTTTGAGTATAATCAATATATGGAGCTGTTACTTGTCCACCAGCTGTGCTAGTCCAAGCTACATCGTCTGGATATTTAATCATCCATGCTTTTAATTTGTAGTAAGTTTGATCAGGTACAGGCCATAGATAAACTTTATGAGAAGCTACACCACTGGCGTCATATTGAGCATTACGCTCAACCGCAAACTGTGATGGCTTGCCTGTTGTTGCTTTGTTTGGAAGTTGTAAATAATCTGTAAGACTTATACGTTCTATTTCTTGGTCAGAATCTGGATCTTGATTGGTGTCTGTTATGACTGCATCCAGTACATCTGAATATATGTTAGAACTAAACTCAATGTGCCCCTGCCCATTGGTCATAGCATGCTCAACTAAATCTAAAGTAAATAAATTTACGCCTTCATTAATCCATTCAACCATTAGTAAGTTAAGTGAACGCCTAGCTGTAACTAGATCGTAACCACCCTTAGAACTTACTCCAAGTCTTTCATAAGCTTCTTGTATTACGTCATCAATCGATAGATTGAATGTATGTGTGCCTGATGTGGCCATATTTTGTCCTTCCTATATTAAGGTACGAACAATCAAATAACACATTTGTGCAAATACAGTTCCGCCAATTACCCAGATAAATTTAGAAAGCTTATCAATATCTTGCGCCATGTGGGCTAGATGATTGTCTTTTATTAAATCTATTTTTTGGTTGAGTAATTTGAGGTCGCCTTTAATTTCTATAATTGCTTCTTTGTTAGTTTGCTCGCTCATTTATTACTCCACGTATGTCTTAGTACATTCCATAACAACTGTAAACATGGAGCCTGCAACTGCTGTGCTAGGTACTACCAGGTTAATGTCATCTTGGTTTGTATTTGCGGATTGATTTCCAGGAATTCCTCCGAATTCTCTAAAATCCCAATAGCCTGTGCCAACTAATCCAACGATAGGAATATCTCCATCATCATCTTCATAATCTAAACGAGCATATGCTGGTGAGGAGTTGTCAGTTGCAAACCATAATCGTTGTACGTTTAAAGATTTACAAGCTCTGCCATCTGGTAGTGCATTCATTGCTGAAACATCTCCAAATACAGTAGCACTTCCTGTGCCATCTGATTGTACTATTAATTTAATAGTAACTCGTTTTTCGTTTTGTTGTAATATAGTTGGACCTGTTACTACGTCTGCCATATTGTTCTTCCCTTCTTAATCAAGAATATGAGGGGCCGAAGCCCCCCATTAATTTGTGTTAGTATTAGCTTTGTGCGAATACTGATACGTTAGCTGCTACGCCAGTACCAGAACTTTCAAGTCTAGCTTCCATTCTCCACTGAGCACCTGTATAAGTAATAACCGCATAAGATCCAATCCCTGGACCTGCGTTAGTTAAACCAATAAAGTTTGCAAAGTCATCAGCTGTTCCATCTGCTACGTCTACAGATTTGATTAAGCCAACAGCGGAGCTAGTTGCTCCAGTTGTTCTATAGATAGCTGATTTAGCTAAAAAGAATTCGCCAGCTGTTCCGATTTTTTGAGTAGCACCATTGTCTACCGCTACTTGCCATTCTAGAATAATGACATCACCTGCTGTTGATGCAGAAGCTGCTGGTAAAGTTAATGTACATGCTGCTCCATTGGCTGGCATTAAGTTATGTGTATTTTTTACTAAGGCAGTACTAGCACCATTTGCTACTTGTGCTTTAGCTACAGTAGGTGCTACTACTCCAGTTGGATTAGATAGTCCTGCTGCAAATGACCCAACACCTGTAAAGGTTTGAGTGCCTGTAACTGTTAATGTTCCACCTACAGAAGCATTAGTTCCATAAGTTGAGTTAGTTGTGTCCGTGCCTACAGAAGATGTTGTGATTGCTTGAAAGCCATCTTGTGATCTGACCGGACCGCTAAAGGTTGATTTAGCCATATTGTTTTATTCCTTTGGGTTTATAAACCCTGTTATATTCTTACTGTCTTTATATCGTCTGCTTGGCCAGTCAGTAAAATTTATTTAGTCCAAGTAGTAGAGGGGACATTTCTGCCCCCTTTACTTAGTGCGTTATACGCCTTCGTTTCCGTATACACCTCTCCAGTCAGAAAAGCCGAAGCTGTATCTTTCTCGAGATTTGTATCTTACGTTTCCAGTTTCAAAGTCGCCTTCCATAGAAGTAGCGACAGGTGCTCTATTAAACATTTTCATTCCGTTAGGAACATCAGTTCTAATAAAGAAAGCATCTGGATCACTAAATCTGTGATTCAAATGGTAGCCACCTGGTAGCATTCCTGTAGACTTAATCGCATTCACATCATTGTCTGATGATCCTGGTTTGTACGGAGATGCCAGCAGTCTTTCCGCTATAAATACCAATTGTCTTGGTATGTGTAGTGTACGACCTTGAGCTGCAATCGGGATACCTTTATCGTCAGTATATCCTGCGATATCAATTAATGCTGTTTCCAGAGAAGCCTCTGAAAGGTCAGCATAAGTTGTAGGTCTGTTAGAACCTGTTGATCCGTCTGCTAATGGGTGAGAATTAGATACTAATTCTTGTCCATCGCCGCCTGTGAAAGAACTGTTGAAAGCTCTGTTATAGACGTTTGCCGCTTTAGTTTGTTTAGCAGAAGCCATTGAACGTGCTAATGCTTTTGTTAATCGAGTAGATAACTTGTCATACAAATTGTCTTCCATTGCTTCCTCAGTAATTGAGAATGCCATAGCGACAGTTTCATTTGTGTAACGAGAAACATACCCTTCACCAGTGTTGCCATAAGCAACAGCTTGTCCTTCGAATTTGGTCTGAGCTGCCTCAAAACCTGGGAATAATACTTCCTCTTCGAAAGCTCTATTTGATGATTCTTCATCGAATAGTACTGCGTGTTCGTTTTCGTAACGTGAGTATTCTGTTCCGAAAATTGCGTTCAAACCAGGTACTAATTCTTTGAGTATTTGACCTCTAGTAATTGCCATATTTTATATCCTCCTAGATATTATATACCTGTAACGCCAGTAGCGCCATTTAGGTGTTGGTGTGAGTTGATTTTCACTACTATATCCATAGTAGTTCCTGTAGCAGTGTAAACTCCGTCAGCCTCTGCACTACCATATACTGATAATGGGAAAGTGTTAGTAGTTGCTACTGTAGAAGCATCAGCCACTAATCCTGATTTATGAGTTATTGCCGAACCACTTGGTGAAGCTACTACTTGTACTAGCTTTCCAGTTGAGTTCGCTGCCGTTAAGCCAGTGCCTGCTTGATCTGATTGAATCTTAAAGATTGTAAACGGATCATCGTAAACATATGCCTTAAATTGTGCTTTAGCGACTTGTCCGTTCGCAATTGAACGTACGAATCTTACATCGCCTGTAACATTGTCTTGATATTCTGCGCCCCAATAAACACCTACAACAGTACCCGGGGATGCTGCGCCAATGTCAGTTACTAGTAAGCCTGAGCTATAAGTAACAAGGTCGCCTTCGAAAAATGCCGTTGGTGCAGTAGCAGCAATTCGATAACCATTCGCATCCGTATAGTTATTTAATCGCACAGTGCCGCCAGCAGCATGTCTTATTGGTGATAGACCGTATCCAGCCATATAATTTCCTCCTTTAGAAAATTAATTATTATTATTAAAAGAAAACTATATAACTAGATATGTCTAATTATTTAGTCTTCGAACTTTGTTTCTTTTGAACTTCCGCCTGTGACTGAAGTCTTCGATTCGTCCATGCCCCGCATATCACCTTGACCTGCATTCTTGAGATCTTGTGCATAGGCTTTCCCCATTAACTCAGCTTGAGTATTATAGTGATCAGTTCTTTGATCTGCAATTTCTTGCGGAACTTTCATGAGAATTAAATCTCCTGAACGAACTGTGCCTGCGTGTTTACCTGTATCTAGAACATCTGGATAGGCATCTTCGCCTAACTCATCTGGTGTTACAGGTTCATAGCCTTGTCGGACTCTTCCGTTTACATTCGCATCATCAGAGTTGTTAAACAATTCATGTCTAACCCAACGATAATGGACCCCTTCAGGTGGTTCTTCCACCGTAAGTTTACTGGGTGCTGTCCAAACTTTCTTACGAGATGTCGAAGCCCGTGTATTCTTTTTTCGACTGCTTTGAGTTGCTTTTGTCATATTATCCTCCCGCCTTTAACTGGCGTTGTTTTTGGCGTGCATATTCTTTTAGGTCGACTCCAAGTCTAGTGGCCATCTCAACTTCCGTTTTTGATAACTTAATCTTAGAACTACCTGGGGTTGCACGTGATCCCCCTACAACTGTTGGAACCTTCTTAACATTCTTCTGCTTAAATTTCTCAGGAAATTCTGAGCGTATTCTAGCATCAAGTTCATTATAGTATTCATCAGAATCTTGATCAGGTACTATACCATCATCTACTAATTCCTTGTGAATAACTAATGCTGCCTGAGACATAATTCTTTCTGAAGTATCCGTACCACCAAACCATTTGTTTCTTTTTTGCCATTCTACTGCCTTGCGGTCAGGAGCTGGCTCATAATTGTTAGGTTGTCTTGGAGCTTCTTGAACAGTATTACGTGAAGATTGTTCGTTGGGTTTGTCAATTTGAGATTGAGCTCTAGCTCGGTATTGTTGAGCTACAAGAGTCTCAGCTTTTACGCTTGCGAGTGAATCTTGTGCTGTAATCTCTTCATCGATGTTGCCATTTTCTTTAGCAATCTTCAAAGCTGATAGGGCTTGTTTTTCTTGACTCTCGAGTTTATCAATATAATTGGTAATTGCACTTAACTCATTATCTTTATTTTTAGATTCGAATTTTTGTGCTTGAGAATGCCATGAAGCTTTATCTTGCTCTGCAGTTTTTAACTTTTCTTCAAGTTCCTTCTTCTGTGCAACAAGGCGCTTTATCCGTTTTTCAGCACGCTTGCCAAATACTTTTTTAGAATCATCAGTATCTTCTTCTTCAGTTTCTGAGTCAGTGTCAGTAGGTTCATTAGATTGCTCTTCCTCTACTTCTATGTCTTCGTCAACTACAGATTCGATCCCTGTGACTGGAGCCTCTGTATTAATCGGCTCTTCAGGAGTATCTCCTTCATTTTCAGATAAGTCTATTATAACCTCATCGGCTTCTTCAACTGTATCTTCTATTCTTTCGTCTATCATATCAGACCTTCCTTGGGTGCGACCCACGTTTAACGCTATCTACTATTTATTAGTATGCTGTAATTTTACAACATATTACTGTAGAATGCAAGGGTTATTTTTATTTTAATGAAATTTTATCTGGATCAGGCACAACTCCGATTACTTCGTCATCATTAATAATAACATAGTCCTCTTCATCATATCTTAATTTACTTCCAACATACTTGCCAGTAAGTACCCAGTCTCCCTCACTGCACCATTTTTGAGGTTTATCCTCATAACAGTCGGGACCCATGGATACTACCAGTGATACATTGGTAGCTAATTTTTGGTGAGCTCTAGTTTCGTCAACTAATATAATGCCCCCTGATGTTCTTTCTTGAAGCTCTCTAGGCTTAAGTAAGATTCTGAAACCAGCCGGAGCTGGCATATCATTCTTCTTTTTCTTCATTTTATTCTCCTGTTTCTTGTTTAATCATCTTCACGTACTCTTGATGGAAGCGGTCTTTCATATCAGCTAGTGTTTGTCCAACACCAACCATATACCTATAGGTGGCAAAATCTTCTGCAGATCCTCCAACTATTTGTTGTTGATTTATCTCGATAGCTTCGGTAAGTACTTTATCTATTTTTTCTTTAAACGTATTTGCGTTCATATTTGTTCTCCTGTAAGAGGGGGCAATTTTATTATATAGGAGTTATTCGGGATTGTCAAGTTCCTCTAGATCAGGAAACTTGGGCTGTATGTCTTTACATTTCTCACGTACTGTAGCGAACTGCTCACCTAGTTCTAAGTTTTTATAACGACCACATAGCTTTAATAACTCTAGTTCAATACGTAAAGCATTAAGTTCTTTGTTGTGTTTTTTAAATTGTTTGTTGCAAGTGGATCCAAGATTAAATCTAAATCGTACTCCACCACGCCATTCATCTGATACGTTTGGCCCATTAGGATACATCAAAGTAGTTACTTCACCATTATTTGTAAAGTAGGTACCACTATGACTTTCACTATCTCTTATAGTATAATCAAAATAAGGCTCAATGCTACCGGTACTACAATGACCGCTACCACTGTTAAGATACTCATTGGCTGCTTGTACTTGGTTTGCTGATAATAAGTATCCAGCGATAAGTAAAGTGGTAATAACATAAACTTTAATTTTCATTACCAACCACCATTTAATTGTCTGGTTAGTTCCTTAATATCATAACTGTTCTGTCTAACAGTGTCTGCAGTTTTGTAAGAGCTGTCTCGGCTAGCCTCAATGTAAGCACTGCCTTCAGCCAAGTCAGTGGCTATACGTGTCATCTCTCTAGTAAAATCTTCTTTAGTTCTGGTCATTTCATTTTCCCAGTAGCTAAGGTCTTTACGAATCATTTCAATATCGCTAGCAGCTTTGTCAATAGCTTGGATAGTAGAGTTAAAAGTAGTTATGCCATAGTACAATGATGATAGTACTGCTGCCACTACTGGTATGTATATAAAGTATTTCTTTACATCATCTATATTCATGATAAATTCTCCAAGATTGTTTAGGTATTATAAATCTATTGTTTACTTTTGTCAAGGATCTTGAAATATTTCTCTTGATAATCATTAAGATCTGCAAAGTTTTTTATATCATTATCATTATTACATAGCTTTTTATATATAGTCTTGTTATTCAACCATTCCCTGCCAGTCCAAAACTCAAAGCCATCATACTTAGATTTGTACATACTGCTATTCTCATAGGCATATGATAGATAGTATTTATTATAACCATTATCTAAAGCCCATTTTATTTCGTAGAGTGTGGCAAATGACCCCATGCCTAGTTTAGGATCTTTATAATCCCAAGCAAACTGTCCTGTAACTAAATGTTTATTAAATGTAATAAGCTCGGTAAAAGCTATAGGCTCACCATCTTGATAGTATACAAAGTATTTCCAATCAATTGGATCATCACGATAAAACTCTTCACTCTCTGTTTCATTATTAATCTCATGAAAGTTTTTATGTCTAACATATTTTCTATAGATAACAGCTAAGGTGTTTTCTAGTTCATCTGTTAGTTCATCAAATATTTTTACAGTTATATCTTTTCTTTTTAATTTGTATCTTTTGTTTTTATTAAATTTAAATTTAGTTAAATCTAATCTTGCCCCTCTGGCATTAATCCAAGTCTGTCCATCTAGTTTGGTATGATACCAAGACAATGGAATCCATCCATTATCTAGTGCATAATCATATTCATCTAGATCAAACTTGGCTAGTATTAAAGAATAAATTAAATCGTAATTAGTGAGTTTGCCCGAAATATGGTCAAAGAATATTTTCACTTCTCACGTTCAAATTGCGTCATGTAAGAATCATCAGTCCATGAATCTTCACGAGTGTTCTCCACTGTGTAAAAGTTTTGGTCAATTAAATATCCAGGATTTTCATCAATCCTTTTTTCCATAAATGCATCATCATACCAGATAATTCTATTGTTAGGATATGCAAAGAAGTTGCCTTCATCCATTCTAAACATGTGTGCACATTTATGTTCTGGATCTTCTGAAAAGTTTGTATCTAAGAAAGAAGCTTTGTCTTCCCATGCCCAGTCAATAGTGTACATGTAAGTACCCTTACGCTTAACTCCTTTGCAGTCAATTAGTTCTGCTCTGCAATTTGCTAATCTATTTCTACGCTGTACATTTACATATGAAGAAAAACAATCCCAGTATTGGTGAATGTTTAATTCATGCTTAGGTGCATCCTTCTTCCATACAAATGCATGAATCGGTCTACGAGTCCAGTTAACCCCATTAGGTAATAGACATTCAAATAGTAATGCCCTACGTTCTAAAGAAGCTACACAATGTACATCACAAAATGTATGCTCACCGTGCCCCTTAGTGTGATCAAAAAGATATTCGTTTTTTATATACGCTGAAAACGGCGGTACGTTATGGTTTAAATATGCCATGTTACTCTCCTGTTAAAATTTTGTTTGGATGTTTCACAGTTATGTGTCCTAAAACTTTACCTTTGTTAGGTCCATTCTTTACTGTGTATCCTGATGTGCCATTGGCATTAGTATCCACTGATTTTACAAGAACGTGGTTCATCATTTTTTCACGTTTCTGTTTAGCTTGTTTTCTATTAAAAAGTGATAGAATTGCATTCATTCTTTTCATCATATGATTACTTTACCACTTAACTTTGTCAGCCCAATAGGCTGCTGACATTTTACCTTTTGATATATTACGTCCGTGTCTGGCTTTAAATGATTTACGTTTAGCTTTCATTCTAGCAGACTCGCCAGATTTTGGTTTACCTGCAGTGCTAGCGCCTTGTTCTCCAAATCTAATTGTTTTAATCTTTGGCCCTTCTTTAGCAACTACTACGTGCGATTTCTTTGGATGACTTGGAGTCCGTTTAGGTTTATTAAATCCTGCTACCCCAGCTCTTGCTAATCTTGAATCTTTGGTCATGTGGTCTTTCTATATTTTTTAACTTTACTTGCAATCTTTTTCGGTTGCTTCACAAACTGTTTGCCCTTTTTTGTTCCTTGGCGTTTTGCTTTTGTCGTTGCCGCATACTCCGCAGATGTCAGAGCCTTGATTGCTTTCTCTGGTAAATAACGCTCTCCAGTATCTGATGACTTTTTTCCAGACTTTGTTTTCCATTTTTGTTTGCCCCAATCCTTAAGACTTTTTTGACTTTTTTTTAGTGTCATGTTTAGGATCTTTTTTTGCCATTGCCTTTTAATACACTTGATAACATTTTATGTTGACCAGTGTGTGCTTTAACAGCACCCTTTAAACCTTTAATAACTTTTTTTATTTTAGCTTTTGATTTTTTCATATTTTTTCCTTTTATTA